CGAAGTGATTGTTATCGGCATTGACGGCGGCGGTCTGGATGACTTGCTCGGCCTTGCATTGGTCGGGAGGCATCGCGAAACGGGGCAGTGGCTCACTTGGACGCACGCATGGGCACACAAGATTGTGCTGGAGCGCCGCAAAGAGATCGCGCCGTTGCTGCTCGATTTCAAGAAACAGGGCGACTTGACGATCGTAGAGCGTCCGGGTGATGACGTGCAAGAGGTCGCCGACATCATCTGCAAGGTACGTGATACCGGCCTGCTGCCTGACGAAAAAAGCATAGGCGTGGACGCTGCCGGCATTGGCGACATCGTTGACGAGCTGACGACCGAAGATCGTGGCATCACGATGGAGCAGATTATCGCGATCTCGCAGGGTTATCGGCTCAATGGCGCCATCAAGACGACGGAGCGCAAGGTCGCCGGCGGAGAAATGGTGCATGGCGGGCGCCCGATGATGGCTTGGTGCGTCGGAAATGCCCGCGTCGAGGACAAGGGCAACGCCATTCTCATCACGAAACAAGCGTCCGGCAAGGCAAAAATTGACCCCTTGATGGCGGTATTCAACGCTGTTTCGTTGATGGCGCTGAATCCTGCCGGGCAAGGCAAATCATTTTGGGAATCGACATGAGCATTACAGAAAAACTGCAAACCGCTCGCTCGGTCGAGGCCTCCTGGCTGCCTGATGCATTGATGATTGCTGGCGCAGCTGCAATCTCTTGTGGGGTTGGTATGGTTTCTGTTCCGGCCGGGTGGGTCGTTGCGGGCGCGTTTGCGATTGCTGCTGGCTGGCTGACGGCGCGAGGCGGTAAGTAATGGGGTTTCTCGCGCGCGCAGTAGCTGAGCAGAAGTCGGGCGATCCGCTTGCAATATGGGCGGAGATGCTGCGCGCCAACCGTTCGTCCAAGGCTGGGCAGTCGATCACGCTCGAAACCGCGCTGAAGGTGGCGACGCTATTTGCATGCCTGAAGGTGTTGTCGCAGGGCGTTGCACAGGTGCCGTTCAAACTGTTTCAAGAGAGTGAAATAAACGGGCTGTCGAACATCGCGCCGGCGCGAAAGCATCAGATTTACGACCTGATTACCGCCAAGCCCAACGACTGGACAACCTCTTTTGAGTTCCGTGAGACGTTGACAATTCACGCGGCGATGGGTAATGCGTATGCGTTCATCAATCGAACCATCAACGGCATCTCCGAGCTGATTCTGCTGAATCCGGGGCGCGTGAAAAAGAAGCAGTTGAAAGACTACAGCATCACCTATGACGTTACTGGCGATAGCGGCGCAGTGCAGACATTTCCTGCAGAGGCGATCTGGCACGTAAAAGGGCCGTCATGGGATGGCCTTGTCGGAATGGATCTGATGAATGTAGCGCGTGAAGCGCTGGGTTTAGCGATCGCTACCGAAGAAACGCACGCAAAACTGCACGCAAAGGGCGTGCAAACGACCGGAACATATACGGTCGAGGGAAAGCTAAACGCGCAGCAATACAAAGACCTGAAGGCATGGATTCTGGCGGAAATGGCGGGCGCTGACAATGCCGGCGCGCCAATGATCTTGGACAGTGGGGCGAAATGGATCTCTGGCGCGATGACAGGCGTCGACGCGCAGCACCTTGAGACGCGCAAGTATCAGATCGAGGAAGTATGCCGATTTACAGGCGTGTCGCCGTTCATGGTTTTCTACAGCGACAAGGCACCCACATACGCAAGCGCTGAGCAGTTCCAAATTCAGCACGTAGTGCATACGCTGGCGCCGTGGTACGCGCGCATTGAGCAATCGGCAGACGCCAATTTACTCACAAAAAACGAACGCGCCAAGGGATTCTATTTCAAGTTCATGGCCGCCGGCCTCCTGCGCGGCGCATCGAAAGACCGCGCGGAATATTACGCAAAAGCGCTTGGCTCAGGCGGTGCGCAAGGATGGATGACGCCAGATGAAGTGCGCGCTCTTGAGGAGTTGAATCCGATGGGCGGGTCTGCAGGCATGCTGCCGGCGCCATCCAATAAGCCGGCTCCGACCGCAACACCCTGAAAAGGCATGAAATGACGCACTCAAACCACCTAAAGACTCTCTCAAAAAGCCCTAATGAGCTGATCGTAGGAAACTACATGGTGCTTTTCGGCGGACATGATCTTGTCGGAGAATATTTTACGAAAAGCACTGTTTTCGACAGCAATTACACCGATTTGGGCTTGCTCTACGTCGATTTCGAGCATGGGATGGATCCCGATGGCATCGGAAATGACGACAGTAATGTGTTAGGTGTTGTGGATTGGAAGTCCTCTAAGGTGGATGACAAGGGGATTTTCGTGCATCGCGTGCTGAATCGCCGCGCGAAGTACATCGATTTCCTTTCGGAGTTGATTGATGCGGGCGTGATTGGCAACTCAAGCGAGGCTGTGCGCGGCAAAACTGCGAAAAAGCCGAATGGAGAGATTGTGCATTGGCCGCTTAAGCGCGACACGATGACATTGACTCCAATGGAGCCCCGCATGATCTCTGGCAACGTGCTGGAGGCAGCGAAATCCCTTGCCGCAATGTTCCCGCATAGCAAAGCGCTTGCCGCACTCACTGGCTCTGAAATCGTTGAGCCCGATGCAGCAATAAAGACAGTTGAATCCCTAACAAATTTACGCGATGCAGAGAAATTCCTGAGAGATTCAGGCGTTTCTCGCACCGTTGCCGTGGCATTCATGTCGCGCGTAAAAAGTCTCGGACAGAGTGATTCTGATGGAGACGAAATGCAGCAAATCGCCAAGGCGTTCCAGCGCCGAGGCGCGGTATTCGCCGCATAAGCGAACCATCAATCACCAAGCAAGCCGCCTAGAGCGGCTTTTTTACGTCCAAAGGAAAATCATGGAACTCAAAGATATTGCGCAAACCTTGGAAGAGCAAGGCCGAGCATTCGAAGCATTCAAGTCCGCCAATGATGCGCTGATCAAGGCGAAAGCCGAAGGAAAGGCAGTTGCCGATCTCGAAGCCAAGGTTGCGACGCTGTCCGAAGCGCTCGATACGTTGTCGGATGCCAAGGCCGCGATCGAAGAACTGCAGAAAAAGGCCAATCGGCCGAATGAGCAGGAATCCAAATCGGCCGTCGAACTCGCCGCCGAGACCAAGAGCTTCAACATCGCTCTGCGTGCTGATTATCAAAGCAAGGGACGCGCCTTCCCCGGCGAACTGTCGCCCGAGGCCTACACGCAGTACAAATCGGCCTTCTTCAAGGTATCGGTCGGCGTCAAGGAAGACCATCTGACCGCTGACGAGCGCAAGGCGCTGCAGGCCGGTTCCGATCCGGACGGCGGCTACCTGCTGCCGCATTCGACGCAAGGCCGCATGGTGTCGAAGCTCTACGAGCAGTCGATCATGCGCCAGATTGCATCGGTTCAGACGATTTCTACAGACAAGATCGAAGGCATTGTCGACAACGACGAAGCCGATGCTGGTTGGGTTTCCGAGCTGGGCGCCCGCACTGACAGCGGCACGCCGCAGGTCGGCAAATGGGAAATCCAGGCATTCGAGATGTACGCCATGCCGAAGGCAAGCCAGAAGATTCTAGACGATGCCGCTACCGACGTGGAAGCATGGCTCGCCGGCAAGGTGGCGGATAAGTTTGCCCGCGTCGAGGGCGCCGCATTCTGGATTGGCACCGGCGCTGGTCAGCCGCGCGGACTTGCCGCGTATGCGACCGCAGCTACTGCTGACGATACACGCGCATGGGGCACCTTCGAGCATGTGAAGACCGGCACGAATGGCGACTTCAGCTCGACCACCAAGATGGACCCGCTGCAAGACCTGCAGGGCGCATTCAAGGATCAGTACCTGCAGAACGCCAACTGGGTGATGCGCCGCGAAGTCCGCACCAAGGCGCGCAAGCTGAAAGAGGCAACGACCGACCGCTACTTGTGGGAGCCGTCGATGCAGATCGGCCAGCCGGAGCGCCTGAACGGTTATCCCGTGCGCGTCGATCAATACATGCCTGCGTTGGCGACCGATTCGCTGTCGCTCGCATTCGGCGACTTCAAGGAAGCCTATCAGATCGTCGATCGTATGGGCATCCGCACTCTGCGTGACCCCTACACCGCAAAGCCTTACGTCGTGTTCTACACGACTAAGCGCACCGGTGGTGGCGCGGTCAACTTCGAGGCTGTGAAGTTCCTGAAGTTCTCGGCCTAATCAATACCGGCCGGCCTTGTGCCGGCCAACTCCAGAAAGGATCTCGAAATGAACAACGATTTGTTGAACAATATTGACGTGAAACGAGTCATCAGTCCGGTTTCTGTCGCCGATACGACCGCCCAAGTCGGCCAGATCATCGACGGTCAGGGCTTTGGTAGCCTGACCTACCTGATCGCGACCGGCTCGATCGCCGACGCAGACGCCACCTTTGCGGTGCTACTGGAAGAAAGCGACGCGTCCGACATGACCGGTGCCGCGGCAGTTGCCGATGCCGACCTGATCGGCACCGAGGCATTGGCGGGATTCGTCTTCAGCGACGATGACAAGTGCCGCAAGCTCGGCTACAAGGGCAGCAAGCGTTATACGCGCTTGACTATCACCCCTGCCGCCAATGCGTCCGCAGCGCTGTTTGCCGCTGTTGCTGTTCTTGGCAGCCCGTCGCTTGCACCGACCGCCAATCCGCCGGTCTAAGCAGTAGCAAGCCAATAAAGAGCGTCCTTCGGGGCGCTCTTTTCATTTGGGGAATCCATGTCGCTGAAACTCATCGCCGCGCCGACCACTGAGCCGATCGATATAGATACGGCAAAGGCACATCTGCGGGTGGATACAACGGACGATGATGCGCTGATTACCGCTTTGATCGTCGCCGCGCGTGAAGGCGCCGAGCAGATCACCGGCCGCGCACTGATTTTGCAGACATGGGAACTGGCGCTGGATGGTTTCTGGGATCGAGAAGCGGTGCACGGGCGCCACGCATACCGCATCACCCTGCCGAAGCCGCCGCTGGTATCAATCGCCAGCGTGAAGTACCTGGATGAATCCGGCGTGCTGCAGACGATGGCCGAATCCGACTACCTTCTGGACGATCACAGCGAACCTGCGCGGCTGATGCCTGCGTATGGGACATGCTGGCCGGTCACGCGCTGCCAAGCAAATTCGGTGCTTATCAGATATGAAGCCGGCTATGCCGATGCTGACTCGGTGCCGCAGCAAATCAAGAGTTGGATGCTGTTGCAGATCGGCGCCATGTATGAAAACCGCGAAAACGTCGCAGCGCTGACGAATCTCGTACAGATGCCGTTCGCTGATCGGCTGTTGGATGCCAGCCGCATCTGGAGCATGTAATGCAAGCCGGCAG